TATATTTTACCCCGTTAATGATGATGTACTTTTTCATAAATTTACTTTTAATTTTAATTTTTAATTGGTCGGGGGCTCGCAACCCCGTGTATTACTATTTTGTTGTACCCTGTTGGGTCTAGGATAGTTACCTAGTTATATTAATTATTATACTACTTTTGATAAAATAGCACAACGTTTATTTTAAATCTGGACGCATTAGCCAAACATGCCGGCAATTCCCTACCCATATGCACTTACCGTTTCTTCTTGTATAAAGTGTGTTATTTTTTTCCAGTTCTACACAATAAACAAAATCATTATATTCTTTTTTTTCTATTTTCATGTTTGATAATGAAATATGTTTATGATTATTTTGTCTTATAACCCACTGATTGTTATTTATTGTATATGTTCCGTTTTTGAATTTAACATTTTTCCCTTTGCTTTTCATTAAATAATACGAGGGTCTTTTTCCTACTTTTAATATCAATTCCCCTATATCGTCAGCCATTTTTTTTGAAGATGTAATATAAGTTATTTCATCTTTTAAATTACCACCCTTGTACTGTTTTGATTTCCTTTTTGATCCGTCCCCTAAATTAAAAGTATATAAAAACTCTTCTATTATCCCCCTGCTTGAGTTTTTTATTTTATTTGGTATAAATTTGTTTGCTGATTTTCCGAATTGCTTTAAATATTCTCCTAATTTTTTATCTCTAAATCTTATACTCTCGTCATTTAAATATAATTTATTTTTAGTAAAAGCCTTTATAGCTTTTAGCATATAACTATATTTCTTTGGATTTTTTGTTTTTGATTGAGATATGCTTATCAAATAACTAGTATCTACTTTGCTGGACGAACCTTCTGACAACCATATCCCCATAAATCTTGCAAATTCAACCGAACATTCATCTTTATTTTCCCATTTTGAGCTCGCATAAAATCTACCACTTTTTTTATCTAATAATTTATCGGCATGTATCATTTTAAATTCATACTTTCCTAACTTCCTGTTACTGTCACTCTGATAAAACATATTATGATTGCCTGTGACTGCTATGTTTGCTATTTTATTTTTAAAATAAATTAATTCTTTTTCTTTGTGTTTAAAGGTTTTTATTATTTTTGTTTTTTCTAAATTAAAAGTTTTCTGATTAAGTGATATTACTTCATCATCTATTTTAACATCTTTAATCAACTTCCACCCTTCTGCTGTTAGCATTTCTGTGTCTTTATCAAAACAATTCGGGTGTATAGGGATTGATATAGGCGACGTCGGGTAGTTCTTACTATCCCCGCTTATACTGTATAGTTTTCCCTCGTACGGCGTGCATATCGGGCATGCTCCGGCGTGTATACTTACTTGTACTATGTCTACGCCGAACTGTCCGGCTCTATTTATTAATGCCTCGTTACTGGCTTTTATTACGTGCGTCCTTGCTAGCATTTCGCTATAGCGTCTTAAACTCCAACTACGCCCGCCTCTGTCTACTAATACGTTAAATCCTTTATCGCCTAATAATTCTACTATTTCTTTTTTTACTTTTTGTATACTCTTACCTGTAATTTCCTTAGCTATAATCTTCCCTCGTATCTGTCGCCGTAAAGCCTCGTTTAGTTTCTGCTCCGCTCCTCGCATTAATCCATTCATGCTATTTGCAAAATCTAGGTAGCTCTCGCCTAGTAGTGCCTCTACCGTTCCTGAGTGTATACTTAAATCTCTAACTATCTTAATCTCTGCCGGTGTAAATTTTATTTTATATTTTTCAAATTCTCTCCCTACCATTCCTTTCATTATCTTGGGCTCTGAAGTAAATATTTTCCAGCGTGTTTGTAAATGGTTTCTAATATCTCCCATTACTACTTTATTGTATTTTACCGCTCTACCCATTTTAGTATATAGGTCGCCGTAACTATAAATATTTTTAGCGTCTACTCTTTTTAATAGTCCCGCCATTTTCGGGTTAGTATAACTTACCTGTAATATCGTATCCTTTAAAATAGCTTTAGCTAATTTACTATTTAGCCTTATGCTACTAAATTGGTAATCTGCAAAACTTAAACCGCTCGCATAACTTTTTGGTATTGCCTTGGCTAGCCATTTTTTAATCTCGGGGTCTGCGGACTGTATTATTTTCCGTATGTTCCTTAATGCCTTAGCTTTCCCCGTTTGGGTTAGGCGTGTATTTATAGCTCTTAAAACTTCGTTCCTAGCCTCTAGGTCTAGGCGTTCCATAACATTTAAAAGCTGTGTTATATTTGCGTCTTTATAAATTATGTCGCCTAGCTTTTTCATATTTTAAAAAAATTTATTGAATAAATATAGGCAAAAAAGCTGTAATAAAATTAATGTTACTATGCCGTCCTTAAATCCTGTAAAATACATTAATTTAAATTGCCGTCTAAAATTTTGCATTAAGGTAAATTTCCCTCGCATAAAATTTTTATTAATCGTCAGAACTCATAATTAAAATATTGATTTAGCTAGGCGTGCTACAACTATTATAGAAAATAGTGTTATTAGAAAAATACCTAACCCCGCAAAATAAACTTTTATAAATAATCTATAGTTTAATTTTGCTAAGTGGTCTTCTAATAGTTTCGCACTACTCTCTACTTTTTCCGGTAGTCCCCTACTTAATTTATTGCCTCTTGGAAAATTCATATATTTTTTATTATTGCCGTCCCCCTATTACGTGTAATAAGGGGTAATCATATGCAAATCTCTTTCGGGCAATCAATAACCTAAAAGAGGGACGGCAATATTATTATTTAAAATTCGGGTTTATTGTTTATATCTAATACTCCACTCTCTATATTTTCTTTTTTAATTAGTTCCATTTCTGCGTCTACGTCTTCGTCGCTAAAATTGTCTAATCTCTTCATAGCTGATCGTCGGCTACTTAATCCTCCGCTTACTTTTTCATTTTCTTTATTTACTTCCTCTATTTCGTCTATTGGTAGAACTTCGCTATATTTAATTTCTATCTTTCCATCTAGGTCTTTACTATTCATTAATTTATAGCCTATCCTAATCATTTTTCTGACGCCCTTAGTAATCTTGCTACGCTTTCGTGTGGTTTTTCTTATCGCTCCGAATAATTGAATACGTAAAGCCTCTACCCGTTCAGGCATTGCTGATTTTAATAATTCAAACATTGGTATTGATGTAATCCAACTAATGAATTGTAAATTTTTTTCTACGTGTTTCTCGGTATCTTCTATAAGCGGGTTAGTATTTAAAATATATTTAGCGTCGCCTTGCTCCTTATCGGTCATTATATAATCAAACGCTTTTAATTTACCGTCGTCGGTTTTTAATTCGTCTATAACCGGTAATTGTATTTTAGCGTCTAGGTTTTTTAGTAATTGAGTGCTTATATGCGTTCGTCTTTCATTTACTTCTTGTAGCTGTGGCATAATAGGGGCATAGTCGCTAGCTCCAAATCCCCAACTATTTTTACGTCCGTTATCTATTTGGGCTATAGGTAGCTCGCCTAGTCCCTCCATAGTTTCCTTGGGTTCTGCCGTTATTTCCGCATAATCTAGGGCTAGCTCGCTCTCCGCTCTTCCGTCGCCGTCTATTTGCCATAACTGCCTAGTAATTTTTACGTCTTTGCCCTCTAGCTCATAATATTGCGTATATAAAATTTTCTTACGGTCTTTTAATATGCTATTATCGTCCTTTGGGTCAAATAAGAATGTTGCAAAAATAACGCTACCGTCGTTCTGTGGAAAATATTGGTCTTTAGGTACTTTTTGTATTCTATAAACGCTATCCTCGTCTTGGTAACCTAGTAAAACCTCAAAACCATATTCGCTTTGATTATTTGCGTAGTCGTGTATTTCTTCCGCTATTTCGTTATCTTCTACTATTCTATCTACTGCTTTCCCCTCTGCCTCGCTACCGCCTATTAAATTTATTGACATTCTTTCGCTATCGCCTTGGGCAAAATCTGCGTAAAATTCGCTTACCCTAAAAGGTATAGCGTGGGATAAATAAACTATATCCGTAGTCTTAGAATATTGCTTTTTAATTATCTCGTGTAATAGTAGCACTCCCTCTTGGTCGTTATCGTGTAATTTTTCGTATTTCCTTAGTGTTGCTATCCTCTTTAGTTCTACGTTACTAGGGAAGTTTTTTTTTATTTTCATATTGTTAAAAATATTTAAAAGTTTTTATTTTTGTTTTTTGTTTTTCGGTTTCATTTTATATTTTTTCCCGGCTCGGTCTTGGCTCGCTATCGCTACGTCTATATTATCCTTTAGCGTATTAGCTTTACTAATTTCTTCTTGCTTTACCTTGTCTTTTTTATATTTTTTTTCGTCCTTTTTTATTTCCCCGCTAAACTTACTTAGCTTTGTAGCTCTGCATACTGGGCATATTAATTTGCCGTCTTTACGTTTAAAAGTTCCGTCGGTTTCGTTTTCTTTAAAAATAATCCTAGGGCAATATCCGCACTTAGCTTTTATAGTTTTTTTAAGTGGTGTAATAATTTTACTAGGTTTTATAATTCTTGCCTCGCTGATCTTTACCATAAAATTTCATTTAAATTATTAAAATCGCCCCGTTATTTTCCTAAATAAAAGACGCATACTAATTTTAATTATATTATAAATCGTTTTAAACATATTTCTGTCATTGCCATTACTACGAACGTCTTAATTGGTCTAGCCTATTCCCCAACCCTTGGCTAGTAGAGTATACGGGGCACGTGTTGTTCCCTTTTAAGCTGTAGTCGTCCGCAGTAATGGACTTTTATTTTGTAATTATATTATACCTTAATTCTAATTTTTTGGAAAGTATTATATTGCGTCGCCTTTACCCGCTCCTGCTGTCGCTTTTTTCTTCCCAAATAATCCTAATAATAAATATACTAGGGCGTCTACTAGGTCGTCGTGCTCTTCAACTCCAAACCCTACTAACTGCTCTATTAAATCCTCGCACCCTGTCTTAGGAAATCGTACTAGCCCTTGCTTAATATACATAGCTACGGTTTCTAGCCTTGCCCGCTTGTCTGCTATTGGTCGCATTTCTTTAACAGGTAATCCCTTTTTACGCATTTCTTTAATGCATGCTAATTGATAGGCTACGCTCTCTACGTATAGTCTAGCTCCCGCAGGTAGTGCCTTGTGTACGGTGTGGGCGTTGTCTATCGTCCGCTCTAGGTCTAGTCGTCTATTAACTGGGTTAGGTTTTATGTAAACTACCTTAACGCCGTTTACTTTTTCGCCCTCTAAACTTATAGCCTCGTACTCCCTCGCTACTATTCCCGCCACCATAGCCGTAAAGTCTGCGGTCTGTTTTTCACTAATCGCTAAATCAATACCCGTGCCGGCGTCTACCGGTTTAATTCCTAAGCTACCTTTTAACGTTAGCCGTTCGTTATCATAATATGAAATATCGCCCTCGGTAATTACTTGCTCCTCTTCGGCTAAAATCTTTAGTAAATATTCCCTTTGCCAGACTATATTATTCGCTACTTTAGCCTTTTGTTTTTCTATAGCCTCGGCATTAGGATATTTACCCGTCCACGTACATTTTCCGTCCTTGTCCGTTAAACTAAACTCGAACATTTTAAAATTATTACGCTTTTTTATTCTGCTCATTAGAGCGTCTTTGTGTAATAAGTTACCTATAACTATCAATTTACATTTTGCCTCTTCCTGTGCCGGTACTACTTCGGTATTTAGCCACCTCTCGGTCTTATTACGGTTTTCTTTTTTTCTAGTCCATTCCAAATCTTCGGGGTCGTCAATAATAATTAGCTCCGGTCGGTACTGTCTAAATCTAAGTCCCCTAATTTTCTGTCCCCTACTTCTACCAATTAAAAAAACGTCCTTACCTATCATTAGCTCGGTTTCCGTCCACTTGTTTTTATTCGCTATGTACGCCTCGGGAAAATCTGACTGGATCAGTTCGTTCTCTTCTAGCTCCGCTTTAATATTCGCTATGTTTAATTTTACTTGAGGGCTCGTGTCATTTATTAATACTAAGAAATTAAATTTTTTAAATATTGCTACCCATAGAGGATAAGCTAAACTACAAAACGTACTTTTTGCACTACCTCTAAATCCTATCACTCCTACCGCCTCGGCGGTTTCGTCTTCTAGTATGTCTACTAATTGCTTATGGAAATCTGCAGGCTCTAAATTAAAATAGTGGCTTAGGTATATTAGACAGAAAAATATAAAACTTTTCTCCGCTAAAAAAATACGCTCTTCCGGCACGTCTATATCTACCTCTACCTCTTTGTAAATATATAACCGTAGCGTCTGCTCGTACTCCATGCTTACCTTAACGCCTAACTCTTCCACGTCGGGGCGTAATTGTTCTAGTGTTTTAAGTTTCATCTTTTTTTATTTTTGATTTACCCCAGTTTTGTAAATTTTTTAAAATAGCCTCTTTGCGTTCTATGCTTAAAGCCTTAATAGTATTTTTATTTGTTACTTCGCTCTTCTCTACAAATTCGTCGGCTAGTTGGTGTAATAGTTTTACTTCGGGTGCTCCGCCCTCTTTTAAAATCTTCCTATACATAGCAGAAATTGACGCCGTTAGCATTTCCTCCCTAATATAATTTTTTCTTTTCTCCCTTACGTCCTCCCAAAATCCCTCTCTCTTTTTCCAGTCTGAAAGCGTCCCCGTGTCAACGCCAATTTGTTTTGCTAATTCTGCTTGCGTATCGTACTCTCTTAGGTGTGGCGGTGTTCCTAAAAAGTCAATTAATTCAAGGTATCCGGCTGGGTTTCTTAATCCCACCATATTGCTATTTAACTTTTCTAGTATATTCTTATCTTTGGCGTTCTTTGGCGTTTGTTTTTTCACGACTTTAACCGCCTTTTTTGGGGCGGTCTTTTTCTTTGTGGTTTTTATTTTTGTTTTTCCGGTTATAGCCTTTCGTCTTTTTAGTATATCGGCTACGCTCTCCGGTTTTTTTGCTTTTGTCATGCGACTTTGCTTTTTTGCCCTTGGCTTTCGCCTGTGGCTGTTTATAAAATTGAGTTCCTTTATTATTTATATCTTATCATAAATATACCTATATTGAAAAGTCTTTTTTAATTTTTTATATTTATCTCACTCCTCCACTTCCATAGCCCCGTAATATGTTCGTCTACGTTTGGTATAATTACTTTTTCCTCCTCGGCTAACTTATAATGCAACCTATCGTTTATATAAGTGTCGCCTTTTTCTTCTTTGCTTTTAGCTCCGCATATTAATATATTATTTTTTCGCCACCTTAAACTCATTTTTTAGTTTTTTTAATTTTTTTTAAACTGTGCCTCAAAACGCTAGCTATGCCGTGGGCGTGAAATTCCCCGCTCGTGTCGTACATTCCTATAAAATTAGATATATAATCCATAGCGTGGCTTGCCTCGTGCCCTATGGTCGCTATACCGTCCTCTATAGGGTAATCGGTATTAATTAATAGTATCGGTGGCTTGCCTAATTTCTTAATCGTGTTTACCGCTATCCCTCTCCGGCGTTCTATTCGTTCGGTTGCTTTTTTCTCGCTCTCGCCTAAATATAAAGCTCCGTGTTTAATTAATTCCTTTTCTGTGCCTAGGTAAACTATTATTTTATATTCCTCGGTTAGTATTGGTACTTCTATTTTTAGCATAATTAGTTTTATATTAGTTTGTTTTTGGTTTTTCAATCCATTCCTTTTCTAGTAAATATTTATATAAATTAT